GAAGACCGACCGGCCGACGAACCCGTAGGCCGACCCCGTGTAGGCGATGTAGACCGGTCGCTCGTGCATGATCGTGATCGTGCGCGAGTGGTGGTAAGGCACGCCGGAGACGGCGATCGTCGTGACCTTCTGGAAGTCCATCGCGTTCGGGTCTTGGTTCAGGACCAAGCTCCCGGCAGTGTTGAGCGGGTCGTAGGCGTTGATGCTGATCGAGAGGTCGGCCAGCTTCTTCATGTCGATCGGTTTGTCCGCCGGGACACCCTCGGCGAGCAGCGCCAGCGACGCGATGCCGTACGCCCGCGCCGTCGCGGCGACGTTGCGGATGTGCTCGTCCGCCCCGATCGCCTTCCACTCCTTCACGAATTGATCGCGGACGCGATCCTCCGGGCTGTTCGGGACGCTGATCTCCCGGGCCTGCGACTGCGCCATCTTGATCGGCGCGTCGACCATCTTCCCGCCGAGCGGGTGATAGAGCCAGATCGTCTTGCATAGCTCATAGGACGGCTGATCGCCCGGCTCGATCTCCTCGCAAGTGAGGAGCGTCAGGAGCGAATTGCCGAGTCTGCTGCCGTCGATCTGGAGTTGGCCCATCGGGTCCTCAGTTGCGGCCGTTCATCCGGGTCGGCATTCCGGGCAGTCCGGGCGCCAGCGCGCGGCCCGGCATCGGCGGGTGTGCAATCGGCGTCTTGGCGATCCCGTCGGCAAAGCCGTCCTTGATGTTCTTCCGGATCGTGAGCGTCGTCGCGAGATCGGACTGGAACGCGCCAGCCAGGAGATTGCCGGTCTGCCATGCGATGATCGCGAGGAGGACCTGAGGCGGAACGCCCGGGCTCAACACCAAGAGGCCACGGAGAACAGTGCCGATGACCTGACGCACGACCGGGCCGGCCGCTTGTTCCATCGCGGTCGCCTGGGCGATGACTTCCGCCGTCACGCCGGGCGGCAGTTCGGGCTGCAACGCCTCCGCCGCTACCTTGTGTTGCGTTTCGGTAATCTTGTCGATCAGTTCCGGTGTCTCACGGGACTTCATGACGTCGACAAGTCTATTTTTGAAGGCCTGCGCGGCCTCATCGGCCTTCTGGCTGAGCGCCGCGCGCTCAGGATCATGGACTTTGGGTTCGGGGGGATCGGTGATCGGGACTTTCTCGCTTCGGTCGGTCATGTTCCTGTTTCCTGTGGTTGCCGTTTAGATTTCCGTGATCCGCAGCCCGCGCCGCGCCAGGATGGCGATAATGCGGTCCGCCTTTTCGACAAACGCCATCTGGTCCGCAACGGGCAAGTCGTCCCAAGGTCGGCGGGCCAACGTAGGAGGGCACATCTCCGCGAGCATCGCGTCGGCTAGGATCACGCGGACCTTGTCGGTCTTGGTGTCCGTCGCCATCAAAAGCCCTCCGAGTCGCCGAGCGCGAGCGCGGCACCGTATGCAAAATGGTCTATACTACGATTCGTGCCTGAGATCATTTCATACCGAGAAGCCAAGCGGCGCGGCCTGAAGTTCTATTTTACTGGCGAGCCTTGTCCACACGGTCACATCCGGCCCCGCTACGTCAGCGCCTATACTTGCGTCGGTTGCCACGACGCTATCATGGCGACGAAGCGGCAGCAAACGAAGGAGCGCCGCGCATCGCGTCCTTTGTCAGCAAGGGAGCGCGCGAAGGCTGCTGGAGCGGCGCGGTACAAGACCCGCAAGCCGTGTTGCCGAGGCCACTTTGCTGAACGCCTTACCGTCAACGGTGCGTGCGTCGAATGTTCGCGCGAAAACCGAATAAAACGAGACGCTGAGAACCCGGCAGGCTGGAAGAAAAGAGCGACCTATCGAAAAGCTAACGCTGATCGGTATCGCTCGCACGTTCGTAATCGTCGCGCCGCCGCAAAAGGAATTGATGGTGCCCACACCCAGGACGATGTTCGAGCGATCCTCGCATCGCAAGGTCACCGCTGCGCTTATTGCCGAAAGCGATTGAAGAAACGCTACCACGTCGATCACATCAAACCGCTCTCACGCTGCGGAAGTAATTCACGCAACAATATCCAGATAACGTGCATAACCTGCAATCTTCATAAATCCAGCAAAGACCCTATTGCATACGCTCAAGAGCTTGGAAGATTACTTTAGAAACCTTCTGCATCGCCTAAAGCAATAGCCGCCGCGTAACAAAAACAGTCCAGCAGATCATCTTCGCGTGTTGCGTCTTTATCTCCAACTCTAAAACCAACTACTTGCCCGAGGAGATGATTGCGCGTCGTGCCCTTGTAATTCGTGACCTTGTCGTAGGCCCGGCGGCTCATCTTTATCAAGCCGCGGTAGGCGTAGCCACTGACGGAGATCGCTCGCTCGTCCTTGCCGAGGCCCGTCAGCTTCGAATCGATCGGCGTCGCCGCCATGCCGGCGCGCGCGGCTTGCTGCAGCAGGATCATGCCGGAGGCCTTGTCCTCAATGAAAGCGCCGAGCGAGCCGGTGCGCGATTTACATTCCGCTGCGAGCGCCAGGAGGTTTTGATTGACCGTCGGTAGCCAGGTGATGAGCAGGTCGCCCTCGATCTGGACGAGATCCCAATCGAGGATGACCAGCCGATGCTCCGGGCCGATCTTTCCGTCGCCGCTCACCGGCCGGATGATATTGCGGACGACCGCGTAGTAGACCACGCCGGTGCCGTCGTTCTTGCGCCCGGTCTTCGTGGCCGAATCAATGATCGCGAAGACCGCCTCACACCGCACGGGGAACTCGATCGGCTCGCCGTTGACCAGCAGCTTGTCGCGAGAGAAGAACGCGGCGCCGGACCAGTCGACGAACTCGGCGAGGTATTCCTGCTGATAAACGAGCGGCTGATTGTCGGCCTGGAGCGCGGCGACCTCAGCCCGCGGCAGGAACGGGTTCGATCGCGTCGGCGCGTGAAACTGGACGAAGCCGTGCGCCGGGTTATGGCAGATATCGTAAAGGAAGTTCTCCGGGTCGATCCCGTTTGTGTTCGACATCATCAGCGCGCGGCCGCTGTAGTCGAGCAGCGTCGGCTTGATCGACTTCGTCCAGATATCGATCGTCTTCGGCTTCGTGAAGGCCATCTCGTCGCCGATCGCCCGGTGATATTTGCGACCGCGGCCGGCGTTCTCATCCTCGAGCGACCAGAAGTCGATCTGGCCTCCCGTGATCGTCCGGATGACGTGGTCTGTCTTCGACGAGCTCTTCTTGATCGGGTGAAGCATCTCCTCGATGACCTCGAACGATCGTGCCGCGCGCCGGTTCTCCGGGGCGAACCAGCCGACCAGGAGTCCCTTCGCGGCGTCGTCCGCCGCCACCGCCTCGCCGACGACGTTCTTGCCCCAGCGCCGGCCGCAGCGCGCGACCACAAACCTGGCGTGTTGCATGACCCAGCGAAGTTTCGCCTGGGCGGCGTGGAAGGTCGGCAGTTGCACCTTGGCCGTCGTCGCCTCGAACGGCAGCAGCTCTGGCGGACGATTGTGATCCCGGCCGGGAGCGGTATCGAGCATTGATTAAGCGGTTCCTGCCGATTGCATACGCTCGACGGCGCCTTCCGGAAAAATGTTATCCCGGTTCTTTTGATCGGCCTCATCGGCGAGACTGCGTAGCCCCGGCGCTACCCATTCAAGCCCGGTTATCTTTCCTCGAAATCCGGGCGATCGATGTTGCTTGTCGTAGGTATCAGCCAGCGCCCGCGCGTCCCTTGATCCGAGCAGGAGGAGCGCGGTGTGGATGCTCATCATCACGCGCCAGCCTTTTTTCTCGATCCAGCTTAGACCGATCGCCATCGATGCTCCCTCCGGGGCCTTCATCGCCATGTCGCCGAACTTCCGGAACGCCTTCTTCGGGTTCATTGGTTCACCGCCTTCGCCGGCGCCGCGAGCGCCAGCGGCTCCTTGTCGTCCTCAGCGTTGATCACCGTCCCCGGCTTGAGGTCGATGACCTCGCCCGCCGGCACAGGCGGCGCAAAATCGTTCGGCATTCCTCCCTCGACCTGGACTTTCGTCACGATCGACGCGCCAACGATCATCGCGGAATAGCGCGGGTCTTGAAATGGTGCCAGCGCCTTCGCAGCATCGATCGCGAGCGTGGCGTATTCCTTGAACAGCGCCGGGTTAGGTTGGCGCCTCGTAACATCCGCCGGCGAAAGCACTTGCCCGGGCGGGAGCGGCTGATGCGTCGCCGCCATCCCCGCGAACAATTCCATGAAGGTTTCAAGCACCTTCTTCGCCCGCCGCGAATCCGGTGTGTTCTTTCGGTCGAGCGTCTCGATCACCGTGTCCTTCGTCAACGCCGCGGCCGCCGCCTCACGGATCAGTCGATCGCGCTCCTCACGCTCGATGGTCGTCTTGTTCTTGTCGCCCTTCCGTCGACCGCCGACGCGCACGCCCTTCGGTGGCCCAGGCTTCTTGCGCGGCACGCCGAATTTCGTCAGCCCACGAGGCGCGTCAGATTGCGGGTCCTGAGGCTTTTCCGGCCCTGGCGCGGGGGTTTTGGGGGGGTCTGACATGTCCTAACCCTAATTAGGTTGGGGATGG